CACTGATGCACAAACAGGTACAGACCCATTTGCTTCTGGTTTAAACACTGGCAATGGTATGACTACTACCGATGCTGAAGGTGGTCCAGTTGGTGGCAGCTTCAACGAAATGGCATTCTCAATCGAGCGTACCAGCGTTACTGCTAAAACACGTGCTCTAAAGGCTGAGTACTCAATCGAACTCGCACAAGACCTGAAATCAGTTCATGGTCTAGATGCTGAGAACGAACTGTCAAATATTCTTTCGACAGAAATCATCTCTGAAATCAACCGTGAAGTTGTTCGTACTCTGTACATCGCTTCTAAAGTTGGTGCACAAGTTGGTACCGCTAACCCAGGCGTATTCGACTTAGACGTTGACTCAAACGGCCGTTGGTCTGTTGAGAAGTTCAAGGGTTTGCTATTCCAGATCGAGCGTGAAGCTAACGCGATCGCACAAACAACTCGTCGTGGTAAGGGTAACTTCATCATCTGCTCATCAGATGTTGCAAGTGCTCTAGCAATGGCAGGTGTTCTGGATTATGCTCCAGCTCTTTCAACCAACCTAAACGTTGATGAAGCTTCAACAACTTTTGCAGGTGTTCTGAATGGTCGCTATAAAGTATATGTTGATCCATATGCTGCTAATCAGTCGGCTAACCAGTTCTTCGTAGTTGGCTATAAGGGTACATCAGCATTCGATGCTGGTATGTTCTATTGCCCATACGTACCTCTACAACTGGTACGTGCTGTTGACCCAGCAACCTTCCAACCAAAAATTGGTTTCAAAACCCGTTATGGCATGGTTGCTAACCCATTCGTTACTCTTGATCAGGGTACTAATGGTCTGTATACAAACAGCAACTACTACTACCGCAAAGTTAAGGTTACAAACTTAATGTAATCTAACCACCGGTAAGAGTGGACTTTAAAGGGAGACTTCGGTCTCCCTTTTTTGTTGGGATAAATATAGTAACCCCACAAGAGGATTACACTATGTCAATTACATCATGTCCATTTCCGGACAACATTAACCCACTATCACCAACTGGCTTCATGCTTCAAGTTGAGAAGCTTCCAGAAGTACAGTTCTTTTGTCAAGAAGCTAGCATTCCTTCAGTAGCTTTACCTGCTGCTTTACAAGGAGCTGGACTTATATACATTCCTCAAAAAGGCGATCAGCTTGATTACTCCGATTTGACGGTTACGTTCTTAGTCGACTCTCAACTTAAGAACTATAAAGCAATTAATCGTTGGATGACTAATGGTTTACCAAGCACAGGTCAAACCGAGACTATGCATAGTGATGGTTCCCTACATATACTACGACCTAATAACGCTGTCATTCAGACTGTTCAATTTGCAGATCTAATTCCTATTAGTCTAGAATCATTAACGTTTAGTTCAACTCAAAGTGACGTTAACTATCTCACTGGTAGTGTTACATTTAGATATTCCTACTATCACTTTCTATAATTAGATTGTACAATAATTCAAATGTGTGGTAGTATAGAATATAGTCTATAACTACGTGAAGGATTCGTAATGACGCTTGATGACATACTTGATATGTGGGATAAAGATTCCCACATCGATGACGATCACCTTGATCGAGAAGCCATACATACTGCTAAGCTGCACTCAAAGTACGTGCGTATGCTAATGCAGTATAAGATGAAGATGGCTGCACTTAATACTGAATACAATACCCTACGTCAAAGAAAGTTTCGCTGGTATCGTGGCGAAATGGGACGTGACGAATTGAAAGATTCCGGTTGGGAACAATGGCAAGGAGTTAAACCTCTCAAGAATGAAATGGATGAGTTCCTAACCGGCGATAACGATCTGAACAAAGTTTCCATAAAGATTGAATACATTAAGTGTTTGATTGAAGCGCTTGAGTCTATCCTTCAACAAATAAAAGGACGTGACTGGAGCATCCGTAATGCAATTGAGTTTAAGAAATTTATATCGGGCTCATGATCACAGTTGAAAAATTAAATCATACATTTGTACGAGTACTTACAGATCCTGGAATAGCGCAAGAACTATCTCAGTTCTTCACCTTTGAAGTTCCAGGCGCTCGTTTCACTCCAGCTTTCAGAGCAAAGATCTGGGATGGTAAGATCCGTATGTATGATCTACACCGTAAGACTCTATACACCGGTCTTACACCTTATGTTGAAGCGTTTGCTGAATAACGCTTGAAGAAGTTAAAGACTATGCTGAATGGTTAAACCTATATGGTCGTGGAAAAAAGATTGAAATCTATGACTATCAAATTGAAGCTGTACATCATGCTTTAAGCCAAGAGCGAACTCTTCTACTTAGCCCGACCGCATCTGGTAAGAGTTTAATCATCTACACCAGTATGAGATACCATCTTGAACAAGGAAGAAAGTGCATCCTGATTGTGCCTACAACTTCTCTGGTTGAGCAAATGTACTCAGACTTTGAAGATTACTCAAGCGAAAATGGATTTAAAGTAAGACATCATTGCCAAAAATTATACTCTGGCTTTCCAAAAGAATTTGACTCTGATGTATTGATCACAACATGGCAGTCAATCTATAAGCAACCTACATCGTGGTTCAATCAGTTTGATGTATGCTTTGGCGATGAAGCACATCAGTTTAAAGCTAAGTCTCTTAGTACAGTGATGGAGAAGATGACTGAAGTACGTTATCGTATAGGTACTACTGGTACGCTCGATAATAAGAAGGTACACAAACTTGTATTAGAAGGAATGTTTGGTCCTGTTAAAAAGGTCATTAGTACTCGCGAGTTAATGGACTCTGGAAGAGTTGCTGATCTTAAGATTAAGTGTATCGTATTGAAGTACGACGAAATCTCTCGACAGATCATGAAGAAAGCTCAGTACCAACAAGAGATGGACTATATTGTACAACATGATAAGCGTAATAAGTTCATAAGAAATCTTGCTATGAGTTGTGAAGGTAACACTCTTGTCTTATTTCAATATGTACAGAAGCACGGAATTCCACTCTATGAGTTGATCAAAGCAAAAGTAGCGGAAGGTCGAAAGGTCTTCTTCATCTATGGTGGCACTGATGTGGAAGTAAGAGAATCAGCTCGTCTGCTTACAGAAAAAGAAAATGACGCCATTATTCTAGCGTCATATGGTGTATTCTCTACAGGAATAAATATTCCATCGATTGAGAATGTTATCTTTGCATCTCCAACTAAGTCAAAGATAAGAAACCTTCAGTCAATTGGTCGAGGCTTACGATTGAAAGAAGGTAAGACTCATTGTAATTTGTTTGATATTGCAGATGACCTACACTGGAAGTCTTGGAAGAATCATACTCTACGGCATCTTCAAGATAGAGTACAAATCTATGCTGAAGAAAAGTTTAACTACAAAATATTAGAGGTGGATCTTGAGTGACTGTGTTGTACTAAAGTTAGTAAACGGCGATCAGCTTATGGCTACCCTCGCCCATGAATCAAACGAGTCTATTGTTATTGAAGATCCAGTGATGGTAAGAAATATTCAAATCCCTACAGAAGGTGGTACTATCGAAAAGACAGTCACCACTCCTTATTGCCCCATTACGAATGAAACTCACTATACGTTTGCTCGTAGTCATGTTGTTTTTATGAAGCCTCTGCATCCGAATGTTGTTACTCTATATAAGAGGTTGGTGAAAACGTTTGACCATGAACTTCCGGAGTTTGCTGATGGACCAGAAGAAGAACCAAAGGATGAATCAGATACGTTCTTGATTATTCCTGATGAACTCAAGATACATTAATGGTTTCCTTCGAAGATACATTATACCACAAGCTGTACACCCTTGTAAAATCAAATCGTAATCTATTTTAGATTGTACAATTAGTACGAAGTGGTATATTATTATGTAATAGTTATAACCTGGAGATGAAGTGATCAAATGACTACACACTATGTAAACAACGCCGAGATGCTTGAAGCCATTAAGCAGTATAAGGCAGAGATAGAAAAAGCACGAGCTGAAGGACGGCAAGATCCTAGAATTCCTGAGTACATCGGCGAGTGTATTCTAAAGATCGCAACTAGACTTTCTCACAAAGCTAACTTTATCAATTATTCATATCGCGATGATATGATTCTAGATGGGATTGAAAACTGTATGCAATGCATCAATAGTTTTGATCCTAACAAATCTTCTAATCCTTTCTCCTACTTCACTCAAGTTATCTACTTCGCATTCCTTCGTAGAATTACAAAGGAAAAGAAACAGTCATACATTCGAAGTAGATTAATCCAAGACATGCCTTTCGATTCTTTTGAAATACAAGGACACGATGAAGACGCTGATTTTAAGAATGCATACATGGCATTTATTCAGAGTCATCAAAACTTTGATGATTCGTTTATTAAAAAGAAAGAAAAGGTAAAAGCTAAAAAGAAACAACAATCACTTGATGAATTCTTTGAAGGCGAACCAGTTAAGTTAAAACCTGAAGATATTATAGAAAACCTTGATGATGGAGATGACAAATGAAATTTCGAAAGAAGCCTGTAGTCATTGAGGCTACTCAATGGTTTAAGAACGGTGATCATCCAGAAGACCATTCTGATAGAAATTATCCCGGTGATGAATGGGAAGGTTTAGTAGTACGTTACTATCGTACACCTGATCTAGATGGTAAGACTACGTGTAAACACTGTGGTAACGTTATGCACAATCATGGTTGGATTGATACACTTGAGGGTGGACATATAGTTTGTCCCGGTGATTGGATTATTACTGGTGTTAAAGGTGAAAGATATCCTTGCAAACCTGACATCTTCGAACAAACATATGAGAGGACAGAATGAAAGTAGGATTTACATGCTCATGCTTTGATCTATTTCATGCTGGTCACATTATGATGCTTAAGGAAGCTAAGAGCCAATGTGATTACCTTATTGTAGGACTACAAACAGATCCTACAATCGATCGTCCAGAGAAGAATAAACCTGTTCAAACTATCTTTGAACGATTTGTCCAACTCAACGCGTGTAAGTATGTTGATGAGATCGTTCCTTATGCAACAGAGAAAGATCTACTTGATATTTTACAAAGCTATTCGATTGATGTTAGAATACTAGGAGAAGAGTACAAGAATAAACAGTTCACTGGATATAATCTTCCAATAACTGTACACTTCAATAGTCGTCAGCATTCTTTTAGCACGACAGAATTAAGAACTCGAGTGTTACGTATCGAACATGACAAACAAAAGGATGCTGATCCTAGATTAAAGATATCTAAATGAAAGTAGCAATCATAACTGATACACATTGGGGAGCTCGTAATGATGCTCCTACATTCATTGAGTTCTATAGAAAATTCTATAAGTATTTCTTTGATGTTATTGATGAGCAAAAGATTGACACTGTGCTTATGCTTGGTGATACGTTTGATCGTCGTAAATATACTAATCATGCAACTATTAAAGCTGCTAAAGACATTTACTTTGAAGAGTTGTATAAGCGTGACATTAAAGCATACATTCTTATTGGCAATCATGACACATTTTACAAGAACACTAATGAGGTAAACACCATCGACCTAATGCTTGGTGAATACACTAATCTCGTTACGATCTCAAAGCCAAAGACGTTAGACATCGATGGTACTCCTATAGCATTCATCCCTTGGATATGTGCTGACAACTATACAGATTGTATGAAGGAGATGGAAGACACTAAAGCTGAAATTTGCATGGGGCACTTTGAGATCCAAGGGTTTGAAATGTATCGAGGTCAAGAATGTCATGACGGTTTTGCAACCGATGCATTCAAGAAATTTGACACAGTGTTCTCTGGACACTATCATCATCGTTCTACTAAAGGTAACATTACATACCTAGGTACACCATACGAATTGACATGGCAAGATTATGATGATCCGAAGGGATTCCATTTATTTGATACTGATACTCGTAAACTTGAGTTCATTCAGAATCCTTATACAATTTTTACGCGCCTTGAGTATGACGATAAAGGCAAAGAACCAATTGACTTAGATGCATTAGATCTTAAGGATATGTTTCTTAAATTAATCGTAGTGAATAAGACAGACTACTATAAGTTCGATCAGTTTATCAATAAGCTGTATACAAAAAAGGCATACGATATTAAAATTATAGAAGATCTATCTGATTATGAAGATGGAACTGTAGATGGCGATATCGATCTTGAAGATACGCTTAGCATCTTATCTAACTACATCGATTCGCTCAGTACTGATGTAGATAAAGAAAAGATTAAATCTTATATGAAGGCTCTATACACGGAGGCTGTCAATATTGAGGTGGTATAATTGATCGTATTCAAAAAGCTTACTTACAAAAACTTTCTATCAACTGGTAATTCACCAAACACGATCATACTAAACAAGTCTCATTCGACTTTGATCGTAGGTAAAAATGGCGAGGGCAAATCCACTATGTTGGATGCTCTCTGCTTTGCGTTGTTCAATCGTCCTTTCCGCGATATTAAGAAGCCACAACTAATTAACTCTATCAATGGTAAAGGATGTTATGTTGAGGTAGAGTTCTCGGTGATGAACAAGGAATATAAAATCATTCGAGGTATGAAGCCTAACGTCTTTGAGATTTGGTGTGATGGCGTTATGTTAAATCAAGAT